TATGAGGGGTAAACACCCTTTGTAACTTTTGCCCATTTTGGCGGCTTGCCGTCAGGGTATTGGATTTTGTTGGTGAATACCTCGACTTCGGTAAAACCGCTACCATCGCAGCAGTCACATTTGCGAACGCTTGCCGCACTACGGGCGTAATCCTGGTATGCAAAAGCACACATAATTTCGAGAACGCGCTGTCGAACTCTTTCATCGAGTTCTGTAACTGATTTAAAGCGTCGGCATAGGTCCAACGATGCTCCATAAAGCGCCTCCATTGCCCGGTCAGGGCTGCTGATACCAATTTTTGCAAGGTATAAATCGAATCCAAAAGCACACTTGGCGTTTACCAGTCCAAGCGCGGCCATAACATCAGTTCCGGTCAGATTGTCGGTGGCAGTCGCCCTCGAGGAGTCACTGAACATCGGTGATTTTGGCGCGAAATATTTAGCGATAGATTCGAGGTTCATATTGCAACTCCTGCCAACTGGTTAATGCGAATAAAATTACGAAGGATGCGGTAGTCCACCAGCAGCGATCCCGGGCGGCGGTAAATCCGAAGTCGCTGCCAGCGCGCGCGGAGTATCTCAAGCGTTTCTGGCTTCATCTGGCCTCCTCGATGATGATTTGCCCGGTTTCTCCCCAGATTTTGGTAACCCGTCCGTCCCAGACATGGCTATCCTCGTCAAACACTGCATCCAGCAGAGCTTTTTCCAGATTGTCTTTATCCGGCTTTTGTTGATGAGGACGGCCGACATATTGCGCCCGCTTCGTCTTACTCCAGCTCTTTGGCATGGGGATAACGAACGTGACGTGATATCCGGACTCTGGCAGGCGGATGCCCAGCAACCGGACCCGTTCTTTATATGCCCAGTACGCTGCTGTTGCTGGCCGTTTATGCCATCGGTCACGCTGAGTCATTCGGGGCTTGCCAATCGGCGTAATTTCGTAAATTTTCATGCGGGCACCACCAGCCCGCGGCGGGCAACTTCAATCACTGTCAGAACAATCGCGCGGTCCATCAGCTGCCGACGCTCCTCCCTGTTCAGCTTATTCCCGTTATCAATGCTGTCATGACAGCAAACGCAGAGCGCAGCTGTCGCACAGTCATCGGTTTTTAATCCCATGCCTTTCCCTTCGTTTCGGTGTGCCACCTGCGTCCCCCATGCTCCACAAAGAACACAACGCTCGATCTGCCCGACGGCGGCGAGCCATTTTTTGCTGCGATAAATAGCCATGCTCACCCCCATATCCGGTTTTGCCACCGGCGATTTATACGCGGTGGTTTATTACCTTCAGGCAGCCGGGCGCTGACGGTCCAGGTGAGATAATCTGAGTTCAGGTTGCGCTCTACCTTCACGCCGCGGCGCTGGTATTCCGCCATGAGTTCTTCGGCCTGCTGGGTTGTACAATCGGTATGATGGAACCAGGTCTTCTTCATCCCCCTCACCCCGCGAAGCTCATGAGTTGCGCAGCGGCGTTCTCCGCCTCGCGCTGGTCCCTGAATGCTTTGGATAATATCCAGCGCCAGAGGACATCAAGCGCGGCCTTGTACAGCTGCTGGAACTCAATTTCGTCCATGTTGGCGAATGAAATACTGCGTGGGTGCTTCTGAAGTGTGCCATCCGGAAGTTTGATAGCGTCGTAATGCCCGGCCTGAATAGTCACCCAGGCGCGGTATGCATCGAAGGATTTACAGAGGCTGATCCCGTTTGTTACGCGGCGGCTCGCAACCTGCTCAAGATAGTGCTCAGCGGCATCGAGAAGGGCGCCTTCGTTTCCGCCGTAGGAAGCCAGGAATTTAGCGTAGCCGGTAACCAGCTTGCGCTCGTTGGAGGAGATTGCGCCGCCGGTAGGCTCCCAGTATTCGAAGCCCAGATTCAGCAGAGCGAAGAAGCGGCGATGAAACGCAGGATTACGTACCTGTTTGAAGTCGGCCACCAGCACGGCGCCGAGCTTGATTTTTGATTGCAGCAAATCGCTGGTCTCCGGCGTTGCCGGGATCAGGATCCCTGAGGACTGCTTAATGAGTTGTAATTGCGCCATGGTGTTCACTCCTTGGCGCAGCAGGTTAACGGCTGTTCAGACCTTTGATTTCATATTATCAGAAGGCGGTGTTACCCGGTAGCCGAGCAGACGAATAAATTGCATAAAGCCGTTAGGAGTAAATACTTCTTCATCCTCCAGTAAAGGCCTCACAGACACCATACCGTTAACCCGATAGACCAGATGTCTGCCTGATGAAGGAAAGCTGGATATCACGCAACCGTCGGACCGCCTCACAATGTCATACCAGCTATTTTCAGACGGTTGCAAAGATGAATCACTCACATTCTTTTCTCCCTTCGAGCGACATACAGACGCGATTAGAAATTGTCGGCAGCAGCATCAATGGGATTCGCAAATTGCGGTATTCTGAAAATGCGCGCTACCCCTGAGTACACCCTTAATAGAACCAGTCGTCTGCACTTTCCCAGGTTTCCTGAAGGATACCTTCAACCGTCTTCTTCGCTTCCTTTGCCCCACCATAAACGCTTAACCCATCCGAACCAGCACGACGAACAACCAGACTGCAATCCTCGAACTGATTACGGAGCCGTTTTAGCAGTTCTTTTTCCAGCGCTGGCATTGCTCCATCTGGAAGTTTCTTTGTGCGATCAATGGTTAATTCAACTTTCATGGTGGCCTCCTTTGCATATACTGTGTTTTTATACAGTACACCTGCCTGGAAAAATGGTCAACGCAACAAGAGCACAAAATGCTAATTTTATGCCAGTAGGAAAAAATCAAACCCGCCGTAGCGGGTTGAATAATCAGATGATTTTAAGCTGCTATCTCTTTCGACTGGCAAAGTTCAGGCAGATTTGCCCTCACCAGCGCTTCGGCGAATGGCGGAGGAACAGCATTTCCACAACGCGCCACCTGCTTATCCTTTGAGTACTTAACGCCACGGAAATCCTGGTCGATGATGTACCACTCAGGGAATCCCTGCGCCCGGTATAGCTCATGTGGTTGCAGCATGCGCATGCCAATATCGACTATGCGATAAACCACCCCATCCAGCGTCACCAGGCCTGTGCTGTCCGGGCCACAATATTCGCGCAGGAACTCCAGAGCCTGCTGCGCGCGCTGTTCGTCGTACTCGTCTACGGCCAGCATGGTTTTCACCTCCCCCACATGCGTGCCGCCAGCGGTAATTGTCGGCATTGGCTGGTCGGTGCGCTGCCCGTCCCGGCAGGTGCCACGCAGCTTCACCAGATGAGAGGTTACCGCGGCATGGTGATCGACGGTTGTCACAGAGTGCATCGGTTCGTCCATGCCCACGCCAGCGCCCTGGTAATTCCCGCCGTAGTGCTTCGCCAGGAACGCGCTCACAGTGGCGAATTTATTGCCGCCTGCCGTAACGGTACCAAGCGGATTATCCAGTTGCAGCACGCGCGGCTCCTGCCCCGGGCGTTCGCCATAGCCCATCTGAATCAGCGTGGGTACCACCAGCTGTGATTTCCCGCCACCACCAGCAGTGATTGTCGCGCTGGGTTCGTCTGCCCGATGCCCTACGCTGGCGCCGAACTGCCGGACGATAACCGGGGCAACAACGCACGCCCGAGATTGTTTCAGAATTGTATGCGCAGGCTTTTCCAGCGGGCGAGGCTTTGCCTGATATTCACTGCCGCCGTTACCGGCCAGGAAAGGTGTCAACGCGGCTTCGACCATGCCCATTGCATGCCCGTTGCCGCCCGGACGCTTCGAAGTGCCTGCGGTAATCGTCGGCACAGGTTCAGTGACTTCCTGCCCGGTAGCACCCGTGCGGAACTTCGTCAGGTGCGGTACTGCGATTGCGTAGCCATGTTTTTTTGTGATGGTCTGCAAAGGCTCATTCAGGCTCTGGCCTCTGAAACAGTCATAACCCGAACGGGTGCTGGTGTGGTTACACTTCACGATGAACGGCGTCGGATTGTCCAGGACGAAACGCTGAATTCCCCGGGCGATCCGCTTCAGAGTGTTTTCTGCCAGCGGTTTTTTACGGCCAAAAATTGACGGCGCGGCAATCGACCAGTCGATGCATTCAGCAGCTGTTCGCCACGGAGCCAGCTTGCCTGCCTGCACTGCTGGAGATTTCGGATCCCCGTGTGTTGGTTCCGGCCATACAATCGGCTTCCCATCACAACGCATAACCATGAAGAAACGCTTTCTGATCGTCGGGGCACCATAATCACAGGCACGAAGCTCGCGATACTCAACGGCATAGCCCAGGCCTTTTACCAGACGTGCAGCCTCCTCGCTGTCCAACGAAATATTCAGAAATTCACAGCATTCCGCCAGCGCAGGATGATGCGCTGATATGCCAGTGGTCAGCATGCCAATGAATGCCTCAAAAGTTTCGCCAGCGCGGGCAGGATCCGGCCGCATTTCCCCGGCGAGCAGCGGCCCCCATGTTTTGAACTCCTCCACGTTCTCCAGCATCATCACGCGCGGTCGCACCGCCAGCGCCCAACGAATGACGATCCACGCCAGACCGCGAATCTCTTTCTCCACCGGCTTCGAGCCTTTGGCTTTCGAGAAGTGGCGACAGTCCGGGGAGAACCACGCCAGCCCCACCGGGCGGCCAGCGGTCGCCAGCTGAGGGTTTACGTCAAACACGGATTCGCAATAGTGCAGCGTATCGGGGTGGTTGGTGGTGTGCATCGCAACGGCGTTCGGGTCGTGGTTGATCGCAATATCAACACTGCGCCCGATAGCCATTTCAATGCCTGTACTCGCCCCACCGCCGCCGGCAAAGTTATCGACAATAATTTCTCTCACGCGTATTCCTCCATGGCGGCGGCCAGCGAACGGGCAGCAACGACAATTGACGGTACCGGCAACTTCTCAAGCCACATCCGGTTGATGTGATGTTTCAGGCGACGCTGGTGGTGTGCCGGGAGATCCCCGGCGTTTTCAATCTGGCTGTATACCATTCCGACCTCGGCAGGCCAGACGGTATCCTGCACGTCCACCAGCAGGAGGTTTTCCAGCTCGATAATTCGTTTCGTGGCGTACTGCAATTGCGGGTCAAAGTTGTTCTGTGGCTCACCGTCTTTAACGAAGGATATCCAGTGGGTTTTGTCATTTTTCCCGGTACGCTGACCAATGATTGGTTTTACATCCGTCAGCGCCAGAACCTGGCTAACTGGAATCTGAGTTTCGTTCCATTTGAAAATGAGTACACCGTGTGGCCGCAATACTCGGAATGCCTCTTTGAAACCGGCGCGCAGGTCAGAACGCCACGTTTTTTTGTTCAATCGCCCGTATTTTTTACCCATCCAGGCAGCCTCACCAACTCGTTCAAGATGAGGAGGGTCGAACACCACTACGGGGAAGGTGTTATCAGCAAACGGCAGCGCGCGAAAGTCAGCAATGAAATCAGGACTGATAACCAGACGGCGGCCATCGCAAAGCTCATGCTCCTCACAGCGAATGTCGGTAAAGACAGCGCGAGAGTCGCATTTGTTTAACCAGAACATGCGGGAACCGCAGCACATATCGAGTATTATTTTCTCGGACATGTTCACTCTCCTTTTGCGGCAGCGCGGCAGACATTCCAGATTTTCTGTGCCAATAATTTATCGCCAATGTTATGCGCCAGCAGGCTGACAATCTGACCTGCCAGGCCTTTTGGCATTTCCTCCGGCAACATCAGCGCTGGCGGAGCGGTGTAAACAACACTTTCAATCCAGTGCGCGCCATCCTCATTGCAATGGCACTTCGACTCTAATGGCTCGTCCAAACCCTCTGCGCCACACGCGCTACAGGTGAAAAGTTTGCGGCTCCTTGCTTCGAGCGATGCCAACGCCAGTTTCATCGCAGCCAGCGCCATAGTCGCATCTTCGTTTACTGCGCCTGGCGTCGCATCGCGCTCTTCTTCAAGCTCCACGATAGTCTGATTTAGCCATTCTCTTAGGGGCGCATTCATCACTTCAATCCCTCCAGCATTGGTAGCCGGTACACAGGTACCGCTTTGTATTCCTCTCCCGGTGATTCTGCCATTTCGTTGAGGGCGCTAATTTCTGAGACTAAGGCATCCTCGCCATAAGCAACGCAGAACTCATCTAAATGCGCCTCGCCTTCCGAATCAGCTATGGCATACAGGAACGGCTCGGCCTTCAACACTGCCTGCGCAATTTTAGCCAGGCATTTATCCATCTGCGCCAGCTTGCTCTCAGGGAATCCGGCAACCATAGCGAGTCGCATTTCTGTACGCGCAATCAACTGCTCTTTGGTGAATTCTTTGGTAATTGTGCTCATGCAGCCGCCTTGTTGTGCGAAAAACGTTTCAGGTCAAAGTCGATTGTTGCCCGTAGGTCACGGAAGATACCGCAGCGACCGTGGCGAACCAGGCCACCCTGCTCCACCGCTACGCGAAGATATTTCTCCGCCGTGGTCCGGTGCAGGCCGAACATCGCAACGACGTCATTCGTGGTGATGCGCCCCTGCTCCTTCACCAGTTCGATAATCCGGTTGATGATCAGGGCGCGTTCTTTGTCGGTTTTCTTTCTGGCCATCGGTTATTCCCTCCCTGTCAGTTGCTGAACGAGATTTCTGTGGCGACCAATAACACGAACCGCGTCACGCAGTTTGGTCAGTTGCTCCAGCTTGTTTCTGGTGCGGCGGATTTCGCGCGAAATGTCCCGCACCGCTGGTACCGCTTCGACTGCGGCGCGCCCTTCGGTGAACGAGGGGATTTCACTCACGATCTGTTCGACTGGTTTTGCTTCTTCCGGCGCG